GATAGGAATCCGCAACTTGAGAGCGCCAGAGTCAATGTCAAGGTTGCGCTTTTGTTGAGCAAGTTTTGCATCTTGATTTGCCTTTTGAAGTTTGTTAGATTGAGTCTGAATAGCGGTTATAAGGGCTTGTTCCTTTACCCTAGCTTCAGCATTCAGGGCGGCAATCTCAAGTTGCTGACGAGTAACCTCATCATTTGACCCCTTGAAATAGCCACTACCAAACGAGCCAACTACCGCCATCAAGATGCCTAGAAGCACCCAAGGATTAAATAAACTCATGGCTTTGGGGGTTCATCGTTGTCAATGGCTTCAGCCTTTGCGCTGGCATTAGCGATTGCCTTGACACCAGAGCGACCAGCAACGCCACCAAGTACACCAGTGATAAACACCATGATGGTGCTAATCTGTTGTGTATACACCTTGTCAATCGCCGCCATACTGCCATTCATAGGCTGTTGCACAAACGAAACAGAGTATAGAAACATACCCATAGAAGCCAACAGAATGGTCACCAAGACCACGATAACGAATGCCCATACTCTGACCTCAATTTCGTCAGCAGTCAGGCGATTATTAGGTTTATATCCAATGGTAGGCATCATTTCTTCTCCTGTTCGGGTTTAACTAACATATCAGGGCAAGTACCAGAAGCGGTACAGATTGGGGGTTTGCAATCAGGGTCACTCCAATTCTTTGGATTTTGGCAGGGATAGCGGAAACGATCATCACAGCCAGTCAGTAGCACCAATAGGACTGATAAGCCCCAAATACAGTAAATGTTCATTTCTGCTTCTCCCTTTCTTTCTGTTCAACTTGCCGTCTTAATTTCTCAACTTTTTCAATCTGCTGTTTTGCTTCATGCTTCATTTGAAGTACATCCAAATACACCATACCAAGAATAGGTAACAACATAATTACAAGAATACAAGCCGCAATCCATCCCACTACGCTCTCCCAATCTTGCTTACCAGACCTATCACTAGCCATAGGTAAAGGAGGAACAGGAAAGCTACCAACAGGTATGCTTGTTTTTCTGCTAGGAGTCGCTCCCTTTCCTTTCGTAGCCATGCTTCTGCATCCCGCTTTTTCCTTGCCTTCTCTTGCTCTCCAGCAATGATGTCTCTCATGCTGAACACTTCAGAATACAAAGCACCCATCTCAGGGGGCGACTGGTAGACCATACACTCTCGTATCTGAACTACCAACCTCTCCATCTCTTGTTGCGCCAAAACCCTGTTTAGGGCTTCTTCCATCAGGTTCACATCATCAGAGAAAACTACAGTCCTTGCCTTCTCCTCTGATTCCCTGATATGCGCTTCTAACTGTTCCTGTAACTTGAAAAACTCAGTCAGGTTCTTAACGATGTCAGCTTTGACTTGAGTTTCTTCAACAGCAACGTAGTCAGACTTTTTAGCCTTAGCCACAGACTTTGCAGTTTCAGACTTGGGACTACCGCCAAATAGTTTACGCAATGAACCCCAAAATCCTTTGACTTCTTTGCCAATGGCAACAACTTCATCAGCAGTGCGCTTAATAGAGACAAACTGCTCTTTAGCTTGCTTGTAAAGGTCACAGCCAGCTTGGATGTTCTTGACCAAGCCAGCCGCAAGAAGACAAATAGAGATTGGGTCAATTTTGTATCCTTATTGGGCAGGTTGTGCTTGAGGAGCAACATTCCAATTAATTACAGGTGCTTGTTGCATTGATTCTTGCTTTGGTGCGCCATGTAAAAATGTATTTACATCAGTTGCATATTCTTCATTCAATATTCCAGAGCGATTTAGAGCATCAGCAATTTTTGTTGCCGCCGCACCAGCATATTTGGGATTTGATTGAGCCTTAGCAAGCATTGCAAGAGCATCCATAGAGTTTTTGTTAGTTAATGCTCTAGCCATCAATTTTGGAGTTACATATAAAACACCATAACTGGAAATAGCAGAAGGTAGATCAATTTTGCTTTGTATTTCATCAGGTAAGTTTAAATATGCCAAAGTTGATGCACCAGCAGTAGCGGCAGTTACAGCCGAACCAATTGCTTTAGTTCTAAGTACAGTTGAACCTCTTTCTGTTTCAAGACCATATTTAGCGGCATTTGTTATATCTAACAATTGTTTTTTCAACTGTGGTTCTCTAAAAAGATAATTGAAACCCTCTTTAAATGTGGTGTCTTCAAGATTTTTACTAAGTTTTGTAATTCCATCTGGTTGACCAAATATCTTATTTAAGTAACCATACTGAAGTTCTGCTTTTAATCCAGCACTTTGTTCTTTAGGTAAATATTTTTGCATTTCTGCAATTGCCGCAAAAGTGTCTCTCATTCTTTCAGGTCTATCAATATTAAATAAATATCCTCCAACCGCAGAAGCATCTTCTTTTAAAGCCGCTTGCATTGTCCCGCTATACAAACCACTCATTGCATTTTTGTAATTTTCTTGAGCATTGAAATATTGACGCAATAAGTCATTATTTGCTGTAGTTGCTTTTGTCCTACCAATGTTCATTGCATCAATAGAGGCAAAGTTATTACCAATATATTGACCATTTCGTAAACCAGCAGGTTGATCTATACCTCCAATCAAACCCATTTTTCTAGCAATGGCTTTTTCTTCTTCATTGCCAAAAGTAAGAACCATGATATTGTCCATTTGATTGGAAACACCCTGTGCTTGATTGAAATACTCTTTTTGCAATACAGTCGATGGCACACCTTCTTTGGTTGCTTCTCTACCACTTGCCAATAAATCACTTCTTAACGCATGAGCAGTTCCAAAAGAAACTTCATCATCTTGACTTAAAATATCTTCTAAAACTTTTTTACGTTCACTTCCAGCAAACTTAAATTTAGTCCTTGCTAACTTATCAAGTTCTTTTTGTGCTTCAGATTTTAGTGGAGCTAAATTTACACGCAAACCTTGGTCAGCATCAATCTTTTCATAGACTGGCGCAAACTTCTGTTTCATTAATTTATCAGCTTCACCAATAGCATTTTGGAAACGATCTCCAAGAGCCATTTGAGTTGGGTCATCTTGTTTTAAAGCGTTTTTAAAAGTATCTGATGTATCAAGTGTGGCTCTAACATCATTTGCACCAGCATTTAATGCCGTTTGAACATTTTTTTGTTGTTGTTCAAAATAATTAGATGCAGGAGAATATTTAAGTGTTCCTTCAAGTGTTTGAGTACCAAAATCACCCGTAAGTTGACCTTTTGTAAGAGTTGCTCCTCTTGCTGACAACCATTCTTGAGCCGCACGTCTTGCTTCTTCTTCAGGAGTTGCAAAGAAACTTGCGGATTGTGTAATTCCAGCTTTGCTTAATTGGTCTTTACCAGCTTTAATTAACTTTCCAAAAGCAGAAAAAACTAAATTACCACCAACATCAAATGCCGCATTTTGAAGATTGTTTTCTAAAAGTTTCTTTCCTGTATCTGTAGAAAAAATACTTTGATTTGGCGTAACCGCCTGCTCAACTAAAGTTCCAGCAGTAGTACCAGCAGTAGAGCCAACTAATGATGGGATAAATGGTCTTACTACAGAGGGTGCGGCTTCTGTCAATCGCATTATTGGAGCAACTATTCTTGATTCTGGAAAAAGTATAGGTGCTAAACCACCAACAACTCCACCTATAGTAGAAAGACTTGTTTGATTTTCAGAAGGAAATAATCCTGTTACACCAAAATAAGAACCACCTATTTGCGCTCTTGTTCTTTCTAATTCCCGTTCTTTTGCTACCATTTCTTCTCGACTTGGAGAAGGAGTCATGGATTGCTGAGAACGTGGGTCAACACGCCAATCTATTTCTGCCATATATCCTCCTTATAGACCAAGATCAGTTTTTAACTGTGCGGCTTTTGCTCGTTCTTCAGGGAGAATAGTACCTTTGCGGTACTTATCTTCAAAATCACGATACTGTTGTAGTTTCTGATAATTTTGTCCCTGAGCCAGACTAGCATTAAATTTGGTTCTTTCTGAATCAGGCAATTTTGCACCTTGCTCATAAGTAATTTTCTGAGCAATCATTTCATCTCTTGCTTGACGAATTAAACGCAATATTGTTGGCAGTTCTTGTTGAACATTAAATTTACTTTTAACCAATTGTTCAAGTTCTTTATTAGATTGAGAGCCCGGAAAAACCTTTGCAATTTGTTGAACAACTTGAGCAGAAATAGCATTTGCAATTTCAGTATCTGTAGCCTTATCGCTGATTTTTACACCAACTGCTGATAAACCTTTTGCAATGGAAAGTTTTGCATCTGCACCCGCACCTGTAAAAGCATTTCCAATAGTTGATTCAACTTTATTTAGTTTATCAATTAAAGGAATAGTTACCTTGTATGCCTCTCCAGCAATAGCCCAATTTTTTGCGGCTTCTTCTCTATCTCTAGATAAATATACTTTGTCAAGTACATCACCTAATGGTATTTTTACAGACATAGCTTTAGCTTGATTCAATGCAATATCTTGATTAAATTGTTTTTTGTTTACAGCGGCAACTTGTTCTGGCGTGTAATCTCCAAATGATCGTTTTGCATCTAATCCTAATTCTCTAGCATATTTCAACCAATCTTCACTTGGTTTTGTTGTCATATCTATTTGATCTAAGTCTGAAAGATTTCCTGATTGTGCATATTTGGCGGCACTTTCAGGTGTAAATTTACCAGTCTTAATTGCATCAAATGCTTTTGTTGATGTTGGAGTTAGATATGCCTGAACTAATTGAGGATTATTTGCAATAGCAGTAGCATCAGCATCATTTAAACTATATTGAGATTTCAAAGATTCAATAGTTTGTTGTCTTGTAAGTTGATTTGCACCAATCTGACTTGTTTCAGCAATATTCTTAGCGGCGACAGATCGTTCTTGCAATTGCTTGGTCATTGACTCTTGCAATGTCTTTGCTCTATCAGCCAAAGATGTAGCTAATTGAACATCATTCATTTGAGAAGCCATTTGAGCGCCTCTCATGATTGATTGAGGGTCAGTCATGTCTATCTGACTAGCCAACTGTTGACGCTGAGAGATCAACTTTAACTGTGGGTCTTCACCACCCAATGCACGACCAATAGCACCACCTACGTTGTAACCAGCAACATTAGCCGCTACACGTTGTGCAGTTCCCCAAGGGGCTTGCTCCATTGCAATAGCCCTATCGTAAGCCTGTTGTTGCAAGGCTTGTTGGTATTGTTCAGGAGTCTGAAAAAGTCCACCAATATCTGTTGCCATGATTACTCCTTAAAACCAGTTATTTCCGCTTATTAAAGCATCTAAATTACTTCCACTCATAGGATTGAATGCAACTCCTTGAGGTACGGCGTTTTGTAAATTTTGATTTAAGTTGTAATTGCTTATCCAATTACCAATACCACTCGTTAATTGTTGATTAGATGCAAGACCACTCAATCCTGATTGCAACAATGATGATGGAGAGTTTCTAGCCGCCGCTAAATTGCTTTGAGCCGCCGCCATTCCACCTTCAAGTAATGATCTACCAGCTTGTGCGCCGTAAGCCGCCGATTGACCACCTAAACCTGCACCTAATGTCAAAGGTGCTTGACCTAACTGTTCAATGCCTTGAGTAGCACCTAAATAACCTTGGAATGGTGCAAGAGCGCCAACCTGACCTGTCTGATACTGACTCAACAAATTAGAGCCACTACCAAGCAATCCAATGCCGTAATTGACGTTCTGTTGACCAGCTTGTTGTGCATTAGCCGCCAACTGAGCATCTTGTTGAGCCATAGCGTTGTAATAGGCTTCCATCTCAGGAGTAGTAGCACCCAGTCCAGCCGCACCACTTGGTCTTGTCCCCGTAGCACCTACAGACAATCCACCACGACCTTGTTGGAACAATTGATTCTGCAACTGAGCCATACTTCTTTCACGACTAGGAGCAAGTAAGTCCTGTTGCTGTTGCATATATTTAGCCGCAACCTCTTGAGGACTTTGAGCCAAATACTGCTGACCCAAACCAAACAATCCTGTTGCCGCTGTAGACAATGGCTGATACTGTTGCTGTGCTTGTTCTGCCTGAGTTAAAGCATTACCTGTCAAACCCATCAAACGATTTTGATAGGCTTGCATCTCAGGTGTTAACGTGTAACCAGCACCAGTTAAGTATCCTTCAGGAGACATCTGAAAGTTAGATGAGCCAAACCTTGTAGTCACTCCAACAGGGCGAAAACGCTGTGCTTCAGCCGCCGCTTGTCCTGCCGCCTGTTGTTGTTGAGCTTGATTGGAATAGCCCTGTTCAGCGCCTCCTCCAAATAAACTATTTATCACTGTTGGTGCGACTGCCGCCGCTACTGCTGACCAAGGCATATCAATCCCCTTTAATTAAAACTTCATCCACTTTAGACGGGTCTTTCTCGTCTGTGGCATGAATACAAAACCAAACACAATCAGTAATCGCTTTAACCCCGTGAGTCACACCTGCCTCAATCTCGATGCAAGCAGGAGCAGAAACAATATCAATCTCAGTACCACGCAAAACAGCAACCTTGCCATGAGCCAATATAGACAAATGACTAAAGTTATGCGTATGCTTCATGATCGCCATTCCCGCCGTGAAGAATGATTCTTTGGCATACAAACCATCACTGAAATGATGAGTAATGCGAAATTGTGGTTCTTGCATCATCATGCTGTTCTTTGCCACATATAGACAACGATATAGGGAGGCAAGTTAGCGTTTGTTCCACTAACACCAGCAGATGCAACAGTGGTTGTTGTAGATGCAGTTATGTTTGCATATCCAGTTCCAGTAATAGAATTTGTTCCAAATGAATTACTCAAAACAGCAAAGTTGCTTCCTGCATTACCACCTTGTGCATAAATATGTGTGTGACCAGAATCAGTTGCAGTTGTTGATGAAGTTGCAGTATGGTTATGGCTAACAACAACAGCATCTGCACTGCCACCAGTAGCGCCAGCACTAAAACCACCGCCATTACCAATAATAGTTCTACCAGCCGCAAATGCAGTCCAAGTACCAAATCCTAACAATGTTGCAGGATTAGTTGATACAGTAGCTGTATAAATAGCACCAATTGGAAACAATACTTGTGCAACAGACTGAACAAATGCAGTTGTAGCCAATGCAGTAGAACTATTTGAAGATGATTGAGTTACTCCAATCGTACCTGTTGGCAATGTAGGAGTTCCAGTAAAGGTAGGACTTGCAAGATCAGCTTTTGTTGCAACAGCAGTTTGAATATTGTCAAACTCTGTATTAATCTCAGTACCTTTAATAATCTTTAAAGCATTGCCAGACGAAAGAGAATCTTTAGTCGCAAAGTTGGTTGATTTTGTGTAATCAGTCATGATATTCCTTTAAGTCACTTTTCCGTTTTTGGCTTGAATTTCAATCTTTTGAATGGACAATGGCGAACCATTGATGTCTGATTCATAACCAGTCTGAACAACTTTTCCTGAACCTGTCGCATTTACTCGCAAAGTTTGCAAAGCAATACCTTTAGAGTATTCAGCAACCACAGTAGCATTTGCGCCATACTCAGCAACACCATAATAGGATACGCCTTGAGTTGGAATAGTTGCATTCTCAGAAAGATAATTGGCTTGAAAATCAAATCCCCATTTAAACGTAACAGTTTGATTAGTACCACCAATCACAACAATGGATAAACGCTTCAAAATTGATGTTATGTTTTGGTCGCCAAGATCAGCATGGTTTGTGTAATACAACATACGATATGCACTTGCATTATCTTGATATGTACTATACAAACCAATATAACCATTCTTACCAATGTACATAGTTCCATCACGGCGTGACAATAACGCTGTGGGAGTCATTGAATCCCATGTAGTAACTCTTGACGCACCATCTGGTAAATTTGCTTTAGTGTCGAAACACCAAACTGCACCAATACTAGGTGTACTTAACAGATAGAACGCTTCTTTTTCAGAGTAAACAGATTTGACGTTTGCAAGTGTTTCACCTGCAATAACTGACATCAAGTCATTGCGAACATTCTTAGACAAGTCTCTCTCAGGAGCAGATTTCTCTTGAATTGTTCTCATCAAAGAACGAATACCAGAATTAGACAAAAACAACACATCAGTGCTGGTTGTCTGAATACTGTCTCTTGCAATGCAACCAATACCTTCAACTGTGTCGCTTAAGACCATAGTTGATGGAGTAGTAGCACCTGAATAAATCAGGATTTGCTTCTTACCAAAAATAAACAAGAAACCATTGTGAGCCGCTAAACCAGTAATCTGGTCAGCACCATTAGGCCAAACATTGTTGACGTTTAAACTACCTGCTGTTCCTGTAGACCATACATGACCTGCAATCAAATCACTAAAGTAAACAGTAGAGTTATTTGCTGTTGTATTAGCCGCCCACAAACGACCAAAGGCTGAGATACAAATGTCAGCATCAGGGACAGTAGCCGCATATCCAGTCTTTTCTGTAACTCTACGATATGTTGTAGTGCTAACAGCAGGGTCATATATCAATGCGTTATAACCAGACTGGAAAAAGTATGTAATTCCATTTAAAGAAGCACATTGCCAGTTACTAGCCGTAATAGTAGGTGCAGTACCTCCACCACCATAGGTCAATTCAGTAACTACATTGCTTGCACCCAACTTAAATAGCTTGTTGTTACCAGCAAACAATACAGTCAAAGTGCCATCAGTCTGAACTAACTCATGGATTACCTTAATGTCATTAGCGCCAAGGTTTCCACTAGATGAGTTAACCTTTGACCATCCTTTACGAGAACCAATACGACCATATTGGTCAATGATGCAATTAGTCGCAACCAAAGCAAATCCAGCCGCTAAATCAAGCGGAGAATCTTGCGTATTCAACCCATAAAATCCGGGTGCTGAAATACTGTTGACTGTTAGTTGCTCTGCCATTAGATTGCCACAAAAGCATCGTTTTCAGGAGAACGAGCAAGTTCTAAAGCAATCATGTCTGACATTGCAGACTTAAACAAGGCATACGCTTCAGAACTGCTTAAACCGCCATCCTCGCCACGTTCAACCAATGCCCTAGCATAAGCACCCAAAACGATTGGTTCTTTTGCTAACAGGGTTGTATCTGAATCATTTACAAAATCAGTTTCAGGAACGATCAAGCTAAATCTGATGTTATAAACACCATCAGGAACAGGCCAAAACTTTACTTTCAAGTCTCCACTGGTATCGACACCTTGAACTGTGTAATACATAGGAAGATTCTGAATAGGCGTTGGAACTGTGTAATAGAGAATGTCGTGTTGATCGTGCGCCAATGGAGTTAACTGATAATAACGTGAGGTGTTAATAACATCCATTGTTTTAAAACGTGTACCAGCATTTGTAAGTGAATACTCACCAACTTGACCAAGAACAGTAGTAACAGTAACTGCTTGGTTAAAAG